TATGACGCTCTGCATAATTTTTACGTGCTTTTATAAAAGCTTGATAAGATTTTAAATTATTTAAAGATTCTGCGATTTCCATTTTTTTCCTTATGTTTCTACTTATATGTAGATATTTATTTTTAAGCCGAACCGAATTTTAAAATAATTAAAATAAATTTTTTATATTTGTTTATAAATTCCTATATTTTTTTATATCTATGTATAAATGTATATCTATATAGATGTTTTGTCTATATAGATGTTTTGTCTATATAGTTATATCTATGTATAAATAAGAAAAGGGCGCGGCAAGGGCGCGACAAGGGCGCAAGGGCGCGGTCATTCCCACTTTTTGCTATATTTCTACTTCCTACCCTCCTACGAGGCTAAAAGTGGGAGAAACCCCGCCCTTGCGCCCTTACCGCGCCCTTTTTTTCCTTTTTCCCTTAATTTCTTTATTATTCATAGATACTTTTAAATTCCTAATAATTATTATAATAAGATATTAATAAAATATTTAATATATATAAAAATATAAAATATGTATATAATTTATATTATTTTAAGGTAGTAATAAAAGAAAAATGCCGTATGTAATGCGTAAAATCCGTAATGAAAATAAATATAAAGTCATTAATTCTAAAACTGGCTTTGTACATGCTAAATCAACAACCAAAGATAAAGCTGTAAAACAAATAAACTTATTAAATAGAGTAGCCCCTTAATCTTAATTATAATAAGATACCTTTTAAAATAATGTTTTATAATTCATTCTTTTAAAATAATTGTAACCATTAACAAAGCATAATATTATAAAAAATATAAAAATAGCATATAAATATATGTATTGATGGTAAGGGGTATATGAATCATTTTTAATATTTGATTTTAAAGATGCATAAACTGGCTTCCATTCTTCAACTAATGTATTATTAAAAAATTTATAATTTGGCATCATACCTTGGTAAGGTGGTGAATCATTTGTTAAAGATTGTTTATAATAAGTTAAATATTCATCATTATTTTTAAAACTGTTTACATTAACCATTTTATTTTTATAAAAATTATATTAATATATATATATTATATAGTAATATTTTTAAAATGAATATAAAAAAAGTACTTAAAGTATACCCCTTATATGATGACCCAAATAATAGCGTTTATGTTATTACTGAATATGAAGATAATTCAAAACTTATTAAACTTTATATTAAAGATGATGATGGCGTTTATTCTTTTGTCGTCTCTTTTAATGTACCACCTGATAATAGTATCTAATTATAATTAAGATACATCTGAATCAAAATGATGATAAACATGCATCCCCAAATTTTCCAACTCGTCCTTTATAATAAACTCACGTTCTAACTCTTCCGCTATACCTTTCATTTGTTTAAAATTATATATTTCTTTATGTCCTATTAAATTACAACTAATCCCAATAACTCGGATATTATTCCCATACCATTCATAAACAAAATTTATAAATGTTGGCGGTATTATGTCCCTTATTTTATAGGCTTTTTTAAATCGTATTCCGTAGATAAACATTTTTTAATATAAACTATATTATATTAAGAAATTAATTATTTTAAAAAATATATTGTATTATATTATAAAAACCGTAATCGGCTTACTAATAATTTTTTAGGCTCTGGCTCAATATGCTTTATTTGCTTTACTACTCTTTTCTGCTCTTCTTTTTTAATTTCTTCTTCCTCTTCATCATCACTGATATATTTTATAATCTTTTTCTTACTTGATTTCTTTTTTATAATGATTTCTTCAGCCTCTGAATCACTATCATCACTTACATATTTAATAATCTTTTTAATCTTCTTCGGCTTTGGTTCTTTGGCTTTGGCTTCCGCTTCTGCTTCTGCTTCTGCTTTGGCTTTTGCTTCTGCTTCTGCTTTAGCTTTCTCTTGTTCGGCTAATGCATATATTCTTTTTTTGTCTTCTTCAATCTTCTTAAGTTCACTTTCTGGTATCTTTTGTTTACTTACTTCAGTAGGATTATTTATATGTGGAGTATTTAAATTTTTCTCTTCTAATTTCTTTTTACGTGCTTCTCTCATTTTTTTTACGGCTTCATCACGTGCTGGAGTTCTTACATATTCACGCTTTGGCTTTGGTGGTTGAATTGTTACGGGGTTTTCCAGATTGTCATCGCTATCACTCATTTTTTTATATCTATATATAGTAAACATATTTTTTTAAAAAAATCTTATTTTTTAAAAAATAATAATAATAATAAAAAATTTCCTAATATTTTTTATTCTTCATCTTCTACAGTTTCTAAACTAAAAGATGGAGATGATAAAATATTTAAGTTAACATCAACTCTTTTAGGTTGTATTTCATCAGGATTTATAAAAGTTTCTTCCTTACTTTCTTCTTCTTCATCTAAAAAGTTCTTTGGCTTATTATTAAATATGTAACCTAAAAAACGCTCCCATTCTAACTCATACATTCCCACCTCAAAATAACCACTTAAAGCATCTATTAATGCTGTTTTAGATTTATAATTATCTAATATTTGACTTAAGCTTTTTTCATTTGTATCGTCAAAAATGCCTATATACCTATTAAGATATTTTAAAATTTGTGTTTTATTAAAATTCCTGAATGTTGAACTCAACTTTTTTTTTATTTCACTTATTTTAAATTCACTTTCCTGAGGTGAAACCTCAGTAATTTTATTTTCTTTTAATTCTTTCTTAAAAAGTTTTAATTCATCTTTAAGGGTTTCTATAGTATCTTTATTTTTAGGTGCTTCTACTCTTATTTCCCGCCCATATAAACCAGTAAAGCCATAAGGTGATTTACTTAAAAAAGGGCTTACCACTTGTTGGGGTTGCCCCATTCCTAAATATGGTAAATTAGCAATTCCTTTTTTAATCTCTTGTTTTAAAGGTGTTAATAATCCTAAATCACCTAATAAGCCAGCGGTTACTGGTGGCTTAAATGTTTTAGGTTTACGCCCTCTTTTTGTAGGTGTTTTTTTAGTTGGTTTCTTCTCTTTTCTTACTCTTGGCTTTCTTTTTTTTACTTCTTTTACTTCTTTAGAATCCATTTTAAATATATATATATATTATTAATGTATATTTTTATATTTTTTATAAAAAAATATTTTTATAAAATAGAATAGTTAATAAAATGGATTTATTTAAAAAAAAGTTAACTCAAAAAGAACGACAAATAAATTACTATTATAGTAACAAAGGTCAAGAACGCTATAAATCTTATTATTTAAATAATAAAGAAAAAATAGCATCTTATAGTAAGAACTATAGGACTCAAAAGAAAAATAATAATGAACAAAATAAAAAAGATTTAGAAAAGAATAATAAAAAAAATAATAATTTATTTAGTATAAAATATGGTAAGTTTGTGGTTACATTTGATTAGTCAAAGCCTTATTTTTGCATCTCTCACTTTCTGAATGCTTACTTAAATAAAAATCATATACTTCATGATTACAATTAGGGCATACTATTTTTTTACTATTACATTTTTTTTTATAATAATTCAATAATGAACTTTTAATTTTATCATTACGGTTTTTATTATACCATTCCTTACTGAATTCCTTCATATATTGCTTTCTTTCATCCTCATAAACCATAGGACGATTTTTATTTATTAATATATAATTAGTATCTAATTTATACTTATCAAAATATAAGCGTTCAATTTTTCGCTTTTCATTATCAACATCAACAACATCAGGATTTAAAAAGAAAGTTTCTAAAGGCTCAATAATACACGTGTTAAGGTCATATGTGTTAAATATTTCTTTAGTTCTACAATTTTGTAAATTATGGATATATGAATATTTATGTCTTGAAAAACGTTGATTAATATTACTAAATGTTGAACCTATATAAATAGTGTTAGGGTTTAAAGTTGAAAATATTTTATAAATAAATAATTTTCGCATTTCAAAAAGTAAAGTGTTTTTTTATTTCTAATATATAACAAGATATTATTTTAAAAAATTATTCATTTTATAAAAAAATTAATTTTTTTATAAAATATATAAAATAAAAATAATTAAAAATTTCCTATATATTTTAACTATATAAATAAACCGTTGTTAAGCCTCCACCTTGTGAGTCATTATCGCAGTGTGTTATAGTTCCTTCTAATATTACCTCCAAATATAACGGGGTACCAGTGCTAATAGGTACGTTTATTCTCATTTGATTTAAACCAGTTACGTCAGTAGCTAATAAACCTGAATATGTAGGAGTACCAATAGTAATTGCTGACGGTGTTACTGTGGCTGTACCAACACCAACAAATGAATTACTACCACCAGCCATGACTGTCCCTGTTGTTTTACAAAAACCGCCCATTCTTAAAAAGTGACTATATGAACCCATGTTGCTATTGCTTCCAAATGCTAATATAAAAATATTGAATGTTCCTGTAATATAAGAGCCAGCAGTAGAGAAATTCCAGCCAAAAAGTGAAATGGTTGTACTTGGGTCAATAATACGGCGTAATGTAAATTTAATACTACTTGAATTATCTGTTAAAGTTAATGTTCTATCTCCTCCAATCGTTTTATAAATTTGTGGTTCGTGATAAAATACATTACCAAATAATGTAGTAAAACTGTTATTAGTTCCCATTGTAATATTTCCGCTTAAATTTGAACTTCCGTTAACTACTAAATTCTCAGTGTTTGTGTCGTTACTTGTATCACCTACGCATAATTGCCTATTTGTTCGGTTTCCTCTTATATAAAAATCTGGGTCATTTCCACCGCCTCCATCTTGCCCCATGTAAAAGTAATCACTATTTACACTGTCTTCAGCTATATATAAATTACGAGCCCGTCCCATAGCTAATAACTTAAACACGCTATTAATAGCTCCGTTAACTGTGCTATCAGCTACATTAGAACCATTAATAATAATAGGTTGGTTGTCTGTACCTGTAGGGTTAAATTTATAAATTTCATTACATATTAAATTGCCGTTTATATTTGCATTTCCTAAAACGGATATATTACCTACTCCGCTTATATTACCACGTCCAGTAATATCAATTCGTGTAGATGTTAAACGTCCTATAATGCTAGTAGCGTCTAGTATTCCACTACAAAATATATTGCCAGCTTGTAAAGTGTTTGTATCAATATAGTTACTATTTAAAGTTGTTATATTAGCATTATCAGACTCAATATTTAAACTTTGAACATCTCCAATAAGTGACCCATTAATAAAACCGTTTACGAATAAATCGTTTTGTATTGTCATTAAGTTAGCACTTATAATATTACTTGTTAAATTCCCCCTATTGTTTATAATAGTTGAATTAACATTTATAATATTTCCGCTTGTTATATTAGCCGATGGGCTAAATATACGACTTGTAATATTTGCTATAGGCACTGATATTTCATTATTTATTGTTGCTACATTTGCTATTAAATTATTTGTTATTACTTGTTGATTATTAAGATTAGCTGAAAATGATGCGAATAAATTCCCGTAAATATTACCATAAATTTCTTTACATACTATTATATTATTTGTTAATAAATTACCCGTTGTTATATTACCACTATTATTAATATTATTTGAATTACATATACTAATATTCCCAATATTTGATGTTAGTATATTTGAATTACATAAATTAAAGTTTACTGTATTTGAATTTATTATATTTGAAGTTGTTATATTACTTGTTATATTAGATGCATTAATATTATTAAAATTTGTTGTGTTAAGGATATTACCAGTAAAATGAATATTTCCGTTTATATTTAATTGTGTCATCTCATCATTTGTTAATATTGACATACTTTTTAAGTCATTATGTGAACTCCCAACATTTCCAAAAAACTTAATCCCTGATATCCTATTATTATTGTCTCTATTGATTTTGATTGTGTTTGATGTAGTTCTTAATGAATTAGTTTTAAGGTTTGTTATATCATCACCGCCTATATTAGCCGTATGACGAGCCGTTAAAAAAACATTACCAGCCCTTAAATCTAACTCCCCAGCATTGTTATTATAGTTAAATTCATCAGTATATAAATTAATACGTGTTTTATTAGTAATTGTGTTAACACCCCTTATATTACCAGTTAGAACCTCATTAATCACCCTTAAATTTCCAGTTGTAATATTACCATTATTATTAATAACACTTGTTGACGTATTCCCTGACATGATTAAATTTCCGCTAATATTTGCGTTGACTGTATTTAATATATTACTTGTAATATTTTCACCCGATACATTACCCGATACATTACCATTTAAAATATTTGTAGTAATTGTGCTTATATTTCCTACTATTCCGAAAACATTAAAGCCAAATACATTGGCTATAAAGCCATTATTAACGCCTAAATTACCAAACACGCTACAATTTCCCCTTATTCTTAAATCACTTAATACATTACCTAATATACTTATATTACTTACTTGAGTATTTCCACTTAAAGAAAAGCCTTGTGCTCTTGTCCCAGCAGTTGCATATGTTCTAATAGATTGTACTATATTACCGCTATCTTCAACCTCTAACCCTGAATTTGTTGAAATAATACCACCTTTATTAAGAGTTATTAAAGGGTCTTTTACTTGTAATTCTTGACTTTGAACATAAGAAACATTACCGAGTAATATAATATTTCCGTTAGTGTTATCATTACCAATAATAACATTTTTAGCGTTTAAGCTCATAGTGTCCCCAGTTGCTGGACTAAGTGAATTAGTTGAAAACGTACCATTAAATAATAAATCATTAACTAATAAGCTGTTGACTTGTGCTGTATCTGTTACCATATTATTTAATAAGGCGTTATTAAAAACGGTTAAATCATTAAAAACGGCTACACTCATTTTAAAAAATAAATTTTTTTATATAAATCTATTATTAATATATATATTTTTTATATAAATAGCCCTATTTTTTTAAATATATATATAAGATAAATTTTAAAATTTTATTAAATATTCCACTATAGAATGATATGGTGCTGTTTCTGTTGTCCCAAATAGTTCAGTTGTGCTTGTTCTATTTGAATTCGTAGGACCTACACTCATTACGCCCGTTCTGTCAGTGCTTGGACCTAATGAAATAGCGAAATCTGTATCTATTTGATATTTTACATCGTGGTCGTGTGATTTTATTCTATCGGCTACATATGTCCCAATGTTCCCTGTGCTATATCCTGATATATTTGAACCTGTTATATTTCTACCTCGTAAAAAGCAACCTTGAAAATTTGGTAATCTAAAGGTTGTACTGGTCACACCGTATACGCTACCCAATACATTAAATAAATCTGAATATGTTGTTTTTGAAATAAATTGACCTCTACAAAATAACCAGCCTTCGGGTTCTGTGTTACCTACATAAGTCATAATCATACCCGCTGGTATTAAATTAATTTTATTAGTACTTAAGGTATTTGCACTTAAATTTTTATTAATATTAATATTTCCTAATACATTTAAATCTTTTAATATTGTTCCAGTCATTCCTTTGATATCTTTACATTGAATGGATGCACTAGATAAGACTGTATGAGCACCGCGGGTACTCAACACTTTTGACCCACTGAATGCGTCTAATTGTAAGTTTTCAATTTCAAAAAGACCAAATACTTTAAGATTTCCTATATTTGCATTACTACTAAAAATATTTTTAATATTACCTTCTTGTATATTAGCGCTGTGTATATTACCACTATGAGCGGTTAAATGCGTACTTGTTAAATTATTAATAAAAATATTACCACCACCACCTAATATATTGGTTGAACCGAAAACATTTAAATTCCCGTATATATCAGCGTTGTAATCAACTATAATGTCTTTTACTTCAATATCGTCAGCTTTAGATAAATTAGAGGATACGCTAGAACAGTTCATAATCATACCTTCCTGAATGGTAAGAAAACCATCTGAAAGGGTCATAATACCAGTTAAAGATTTTTGATATCTATCAATGCCTGAAGTCAAAGAGCTCATTTTTATAAAATGTAAATTTTTTATATAATCTATATATATATAATAAAATAAAAAATAAAAATAAAAAAAATATTATATATAAGTATAAAAAGGTAAAAAATAAAAATGAGTATTCCTAATCATTTAAAGTATGAACGGCGTAAGGCTGATTTTGTTAAGCTTTGTAAGGATGAACTAAAGGGTATAAATATAAAAAAGAATATTTTAGATGTGCTTATAATATTATGTAATCTTGCAGAAGATTATTTTTATTCTCGGCGTGGTACTAAATACGGTAAGCTAAAGAAAGAAAGTATATTAAATTTATTAAAGGATTTATTACATGATGACCGTAAAACTGAAAGCGACTATAATGAAGAAAGTATAAGTAATATGATTGAAACAATTATAAATAATAAGTTAATAAAAAAGGTTCGTATCTACCATAAGGTATATAGATATATAAAAAAAAAATTTACGGCCAATTAATAGGGGATTTAATATATGAAATTATAAACTTTACTATATTACAACCGTTGGATATATATAATAATATTCAAAATATCCCAATAGTCCACGCATTAATAACATTCGGTAAATTACACCCGCATTTAATTTTTTTAATATCCTTAATTATTTAAAAAGTTTATTTTAGTATCTAATTATATAAAGTATATTTTATTTTATATAATCTTTAAAAAGTATCTAATTATATATAAGATTCTAATTTATTAAAAAGTATCTAATTATATATAAGATTCTAATTTATTAAAAAGTATCTAATTATATATAAGATGTAATTTATTAAAAAGTATCTAATTATATATAGATATTCTTAAAACTCAATAATAAAATAAAATCTCAATATATTATTAAATAATATATCTTAACATCAGTATTTATTAAAAAGTCTCAATATATTAATAAATTAGTATCTTATTATAACTAAAATACTATTATTTAACTAAAAGTTACCACTATAAGGGTAAATAAAAATTTTTATTTACCCTTATACTGGTAACTTTTAGTTAAATAATATATAAATTATACATAGATACCTTTAATATCAGTATTTTAAGCCATTTATTGAGGTAAAAGGTTATATTAAACTAATATATTGAAGATTTATATAAATTACTGATATATTATATATTTTATATAATATATCTAATGAGTGATTAGATACTTTTTAAAAATGTTTATTTATATATATATTATCATAAGATATATTTATATAAAATTTTTATATTTTTCTTTTTTATAAATTATTATTATCTTAATTATAATTAGATACTCCGCGGTTTATTCATCTTGGATTGGTTGTAATTCCACTTTAATTACATAATCTGGTAAGTTTGTAGTTACTTCACCTTCATCACCATTAAATATTTGATTATCTGCGGTTCTAAAGTACACTCTTATTTGGTTTTGCTTTGGTTTCTCAATGGTTGTATATGTATTTTCATAGGCGTGACGTAACCAGTATTTATTTGCATCCGCATAAGTCATTTCAACAAATCCCATCATATTATTTTTAGAAAGCTTTGAATCTTGTTGTAATACTTGACCCCCAAAATCAATATATAAAATCCCCATATGGTCACCTGCGTGTGCGGTAGTGTTTACACTTCCTAAACACCATTTAATGCGGTACTTTTGCTTATCATTATGATGCTTTAATAATGTATCAAAATTTATATTATAATGACAATCATAATTATATGTCCCTATTCTATCCGTTGAATGAATAACAAAATTATAAGTTGGCTTTCCTAAACTTGTACCTGTAGTGTCTATCATTTTTATTTTAACTATATATATTATATAATAATATAATATATATTTTTAACTATTTATTTTTTATAAAATATTTTTATTTTTTTATATATAATAACGCTTGCTCTATATCATGACCCATATTATGAGCCGTGTTTTTCATATCCTTAAATGCTGGTAAATCCTTATATTTATGTGTTAAATATGAATGTCTTAAGGTATTCACTCCCACTTTTAAACCTCCAAATATTGAGTTTAGTTTTTTATTAAGTTTTATTTGAGTTAATGGTTTTCCTAATGTATCTATTAAAACATAATCTTCACTATTTATATTATACCATTTTTTTAAAATATCTTTTAATTTTTTATTCATTTCAACCGTTTGCTTACCATAAAATTTGGCTGTTTTATATTTATTAAAAATTATTTTATTTTGTTTAAAATCTACATAATTATCTTCATCAACGTTGTAATTTCTGAACTTTAAAAAAATTGTGTCCATTGAACGCCTTGGCTCTAGTAATACATATAATGAAAGAATTATATAATTTTGTAATAAATTAAATTCTTTATCCTTTAGGCTATCCTTACCATTTAATATATACTTTATATCTTTACTAAAATTTTTATATACATCTAACACCTCTGACCACTCAATATATTCTTTATCTTCATCTTCTTTCTGCTCTTCATACTCTTCTTTTACTTTATATATATCATCCATCATTAATGTTCTATAGTTTTTTTTAATTTCATCATCTTCATTAAATAATATTACTAATGATGCATATAATGTTTTTCTTTGTGATGGCTTTAAATTTTCTATTACCATTTTAACCTTATTTATTTCTTTAAAATTATTTATATTTATTTCATCATCCTTATACCCTAATTTTTTATTAATACTCCTTAAATTTGAAATATAGGATTTTATAGAGCTTTCACTTAATGACGGACGATTTATTTTTATAATCTTTTTTATTTCATCCATTGGATTAATTATTTATATATATTACTACTATATATAAACATATATTTTATTTTTTAAAAATTATTTATTATTTATTATTTATTTATTTTTTAAAGGCGAAGGCTTAATATGCCGTTTTCTAATACGAGAATACCATCAGCATGGGCGATGTTGTACACTGTGTAATTAATACCTGTTACCTCACTAATTACCATATCTAAAAATACTTGTGAACCTGTGGTATTCATACCTGCGAGCATAACGCTAGATTTATGGGCGAATGATTCTAATTCAAAAGCGAAAGCGAAAGATGGGGCATAAGCACCAGCGGCTGGGATTGCTGTAATTTGGGTGTTTGCGATTGCGTTATCGGCTACATTAAAATCAGTAAGAGTGTATACACCTTCAATTTCAGAGTTGCTAACTGCGTGTAAAGCACGCTGTACACTCATAAAAGCATTACTGTAGTTGGAAGTTCTATTGGCCGTGTAGAAATCCAAAGGCTTATTTGGTGTAGTTTGTGAACCGATACGAAGTTGAGCGGATGCGATGTTAGGATTAACGGATGCGGAGAGTCCGTAGCCTGTGGCTACTTGATAAGTTGCAGGGATTGGGACATGATGCATTGATTTTAATGAGCTGAAACGGGCGGGGATTAAGGCGGAGTAAGCACCAGATACGGCTGAACCAATATCAATAGTAGAAACGCGGTAAAGTTGAGTAGGTAAATAAAGCTGTTCACCAAAGGTTGAAGTGATTTCAGAATAAGTAGCATCATCAACCTCAACATACATAAGGTTAAGTTCAAAATCAGAAACACTATAATCTGCGGATGCCGCACCTACGAGTGCTTTGGCTGTGGTTTCGAGTAAAAAATCGACTTGAATGTCATCACTCATAAGACCAATGGGGACGAGTTTGTCGCATTGAAAAAGTGAACCGAGAAGTGGGAGAGAACAAGTAAAAGAAGCACCAGCGGGGATTGAAGCACCTGATTTATCACCTGCGATTGTGGCGGTAGTTACAACGTTACCAGTTGAGTTAAAAGCGAATGAATCAGAAGGATTGAAACCCATTGAAGCTGAAAGGTTAGCACGTTGTGATTTAGTAAGGGTATTATTTACTAAATAGTTATAAACTATATTGTAATTTAAAATATTATCAATAGAGTTACCACCGTGGAGAATATCTAAACGGTTTAAAATTGATGCACCGCAACCATCAAATTTAAGTGCGGCATCAGCGTTATTTTTAACGGTATGTTTCATATATGATTGACTGAAATCAATAAGTTGATTTCGGCGACCTGTAGGGATACGAAAAGTAACGGTAGAACCAGGCGTAATATTTTGGTTTGATGATTGGGGGGCGATAGTTTGGTAATAGCTACGGCTATTTACTGCGGATGGTTTAAGTCCAAATAAAACCTCTTGAGGTACTGCTTTAGCGTTATTAATGAGTTGAGTGTTATCAGTCATTTTTTATATAATATATATTATTATATAACATTTTTTTTAAAATAGTTTTTTATATTATTTATATTTTTTTATATTTTATTTATTTATTAAAAAATTCCTATATTTTTAAAAGTCTTTACCTGTCAACCCTAAAAATGATTCGTCTTTAATTTCCTTATGATATAAATATTCCAACTCTAAAACCAGTTGAAAGTCAGCACCATTTAAATTTAAATATTCATCAAATTCATCTTTTAAATTTATTAATAATGTACTAAATGTTTTTTCTTTACATGATGATTTAAAGCCTGTATTATTTAAATAATTAATTATTCCGCCTTGGATTCCAGTAACTGAAATGCTTTGTAATATTGAAGATTGGTTTCCTGTTTTACCATCTATATTTTTTAAATTAAATGATGGACTCCATATTTTAACCATATTAACGCCTGTTAAGTTTACCACGTTTGGTAAGCTTAAAGTTAATGAACTACTTTGTAAATTTTCATCTTTATTAAATCCTAATAAACGCCAACACGTTGAATTTCCTAATATTTTAAATTCATTAATAAAATTAGTAATTGTTAACTTATAAGTGCTTGTATTAATACTTATATTAAAATTATTACCTATTAACTGCTTTAATTTGGTTATAAGTTCATTTATATTATAATTCCCTACTGGTATTGTATAAGAATATATTATATTATCTATTTCTATATTTAATTTATTATTATTTTCATTTACTATATAAAACGCTATAGGCATAATAAAGCTATATACTGAAACCGAAACATCTAATATATGCCCTTTGATTTCAATAGGTGATTTTAAATAAAATAAAATATTTGAGTTTTTAGAACCGTTTAATTTAGTCCCATATATTGATTCTAAATGTATTTGAACACGTTCAACCTTTTGAATAAAATTTATTGAGTTAGTTTGATTATTGGTATTATTAACATCCATTTTAAAAATAAGATATACTCTATATTATAAATTATATTTTTTTTTATAATCCTTTATATTTTCTTTTATGTTTGTAGATGCACCCCATAAAATATGCATTGATAAATTAGCGGGTGCATCATAATATTTTTTTTTGTTTAAAAATTTCTTCTCTAATGGATTATTAGAGTGTCTTTTAATATAATTACTTCTTTTTGTTTTGTCTTTATGGTCTATGTAGGTACTGCCTTCAGGGTCTCCGAATCCTACACTTTTTAACTCGTTTTCTTTCTTAAACAAAGCATAAAAACGCTTTGGCTTATTTTTACTTTCTTTTACTTCTAAAAGTTTACTCATTGCGTGGTGGTGGTGGTGGATATATTATATAATAATATAAATTATATAATATAATTATTATTTTTTTAAAAAGATTAAAATTTATTTCATTTCTTCTTTTTACTTAATTGCTTAATACCTAAAACACCTTCTTCAACTTCTTTTAATGCTTCCTTTGTTTTTCCACGTGATATAGCTTGACCAGCCATAAAACCCTTTTGGGCTACGCGTGCGACGTCACCGACTGCTTTAGCTACGCCACTTACTGGCTCTAAAACGGTGCCTCGTGTTTGTTTCTCAATAATATCAGCTTGTTTCTGAACTTTACCAGCGATATCTGCACCTTTTTCTAAAAATGCGGGTGCTTTAGATGCGACTTTTTTAAAAAGGTTTCCTGCTTGATTAGCCTTTTTAAAAAGATTTTTTACGTTTCCTTTTTTGAATAATTCGGGCATTTTACACTATATATATTTATAATTGATATAAAAATATAGGTACATTATAAATTTTTTTATTATTCATTCATTTTTAAACATCCTACTATTTTTAAAAAATCATTAAAATCTGGTTCTGGGGGTTCTGGATAAATTGGCTTACTATATTCAGTATATGTATTAATTGGATTATTAATAACTATTGTTTTAGGTGCATTATAATAATCTATAAATTCTTTATTATTATTTATTTCTAAAGTCCCTTTAGATTCTACTTTTTCATTACCATCAATAGTAAACAAATTAATATTTTGTTCATATGATTCTTTATAAACATTCTTAAGCTCATTTTTTAAAATTAAATATTCCTTAAGAGAAATTAAGCTTTTATGTTTATATTCTAATAGTTCACATAAGTCACAATATGAATCATTTAATTTAAATTGAAATATTTCTTTAAAATCATCACTATTATATACCTTGGTTTGTATATCTTTAAAAGAATTGATTTTATATAAATCGGGGTTATTATAATCTTTTTTCGTTTTTATAAAAACAGCCATTTTATTTACTATATTCCTATATATAATAAATATATATTTTTTAAAAAATTATTATTTATTTAAAATGATTATTAATTTATTCTTCTTCTTCATTAAAAATAACTCTGTCATATTGTTGATTAAATATTTTACCACCATCATTGGTATAAATACAAAGCCATTCATGTTTATTTTTAATCATATTTAACGCCTTTAAAAATTCATCTTTATTATTATTAGGGTAGTACTCTAAAAATACGCCTTCCATTTCACTTTTAGATATACCATTAAAAATAAATAAAGTAGTTAATGAGCGACGCATTACCGCGGGTATCATAGATTTTAAATTTTGTACTAAAAATACGGTACTGCATTTTAAATGTCTTCTATTATTCATAATATGGCATAATAATTTTTGTTTACTTTTTTCCTTAAAGTATGCTTGCATATCATCTATGAGTAATAAAGTAGATTCATTTTTTTCACTAAATCCCATAAGTTGATTATATATATTATCTAAATCTTCTAAATCGTCATATACTTGTTCTGGTGGTAATATTTCATCAAAATTAATATCTTTAAGTGACCGTCTTGATGTTAATGGCATTACCAGAATAATGTGGTTATATGATTTACGCCATACACGATTTTCACCTTTACCTGTTAAAAATGCGGTAATGATTGACGTTTTACCTGAGCCTGCTTTTCCTACCACGGCGTAACTGTTATAATGGTTTAGTATATCAAAAAATTCACCTTTGTTTTCGAGATGTTTACAAATTGGGTCATCACATAAAAATTTGGGTGCTTTTAATACTGGTTTATAAGTTGATTTTATAACCTTCATTTATAATATATTATATACTAATATATTATATTTTTTATAAAAGGTTTTATTTATTTATTTTATATGATTTTTTTATTTATATTAATGTTTCTTCTTCTTCGTGGTCTGTTATTTCTTCTTCATCAATATCAGTAGTAATATTTTTTTTAATTTCAACAAAAGGTTTACGTTTTAAACCACTATAGCCCCTTATGGTTTTTCCTTTATCATTTGTTTTATATTTAATAAGTCCTAACTTTAGTAATCTATTTGAAAAAGTTGAATCTGCTGGTGGTTGTTGTTCAGTATCATTTTTAAAATCTTCTTTTAATTGGTTAAATGTTATACGGTCTTCTTTAAAATTATTTGTAATAATGTAATTGTTATAAATCCATTCTTCAACTGGGTTATTTTCTGCAAAATATTCTTTTGTACTATTTTTAATGTCTTCAATATCTTCATAATCTATTTTAAAATATTGAGTCAGTAAATGAAAAAATGCCATATATAAACTATTTATTTCTTTACTTAAATTTAAATCTTTTACTCTATGATTTTTATTATTAGGGTCAAAGTCATCTTTATCTTTAAATTCAAAGGGATATTCAATAATTTTTAAGCGTCGTTCAATACCACCGTCTGCACTTGATAATTTAGGTATATCATTAGTTAACATATGTATAAAAAACTGGGGATAAAATTCAATAGCTTTTTCATTTAAATCACGGGTTTTAATTAATTCATTACCTGATAACATTTTTAATTTATTAACTTGTAATTTAGAATTTTCTGGTGGTTCACTTACTACAACAATACGCTTTCCTTTTGTTGCTACTAATTGAGAATTAGCGCGGTCTGTACCCTTTTCATAGTTGACAAAATAATCAGGACTCATAACTGCGTAATAGTCGCCTAATGTTTTTTTAAGTAAATCAAAAATTAAACTTTTACCATTACCACCTAAACCTGTATGAATATTTACTTCTTGTCTTGTTTTATTGCCTGTTAATGTATAGGATAATTTATGTAAAAAATATTTTGTTTTATCTTCAGTGTCCCACATTGAGCGTACAATATCATACACACGATTTACTTCGTCTTTATTAGACTCAATATAATTATAGCCTGTTGTAGTGCTTATAAATTCTTGAGGTGTACCTTTCCTTAATTTTTTAGTGTTTAAATCATAAACTCCATTTTCAAAGGCTATTATATCCTTTGAGGTTTCATCAATTTTTTCTTTTAGTTTAAGAATTACACTATTTTGCATAATAAGGCTTTTTAGTTCTTTACGTGATTTATTTGTACCTAAATATTTAATTAGTTCTTTCATTTTCTGAATACGTTCTTTTTTAGCACGTCTTATTTCCGTGATTTCGTCATCAGTTTGATTAGCTTCATCAAAATCTTTAAATAAGTTGATATTAAAAATTAACACTTCAATATGATTAATTAAACCTTCAATAATTTTATTAAAATAATAACCTTCATCATCTTTTTTATAAATTCCGTATTGATTAAAAATATATAAATTTTTACTATCACTTATAAAATAATCAGGGTAAAGATATTTAATAAGATGAGATACATGACGGTCATCACGTTCATAAATTGCTTTATAATATTCATTATTTAATTTTTCATAATAATCAAATTTAGGTTTAGGCTTATAATATTCTTCTTCTTCATTAATACAAAACTCAGGGTTATCTTGTTTTGCCCAATAAATAAGAGTAGCTAATTTTATATTATTGTAATTATATTTTTTTATAACATCCCATTCAATAGTAACGCCGTCAGCACTATATTTAGCACTTCTTTTACTTACTTCATCAAAAAGATTAAACCCATCTTCTTTAAATTCATAGTATAAAATGCATCCTATATTACGCCACGATTGATAACCATCAACCCTATGAACATTTATAAATTTTAAAGCTTTTTTTGCGAGTTCATAATCTTTAAGGTCATAACTACTTTTTTCTTTTACTTCTTGAACTTCTTTATTTTTTTTATCTTCTTTAGTCTTTTTTTTATCATTAGTTCCAAACATATAAGGTACATTAAAATAATTTTTTATTTCATCCCATTCATATATTGGATAATTCCCATCTTCTTTAAAATTATATAATGGTTTATTATCATCTTCCCACATATTATTTTTTTTAATTAAATCAATTTGTAAAGAATAAGAACCATCTTTATTTGCTACCTTAATATATGGTTTATCTTCTTTATCATTCCAAATATTTTGTTGATTACTATACTCTGATAAATTATTAATAAATACATATACATGTATTCCTTTAGTATTACCATTTTTCCATAAACAATTTTTAAATATATCAAACTCTGGGATATCTTTAATATCTTTAATATCTTTATTATCAACATCAATACAATATAAATTGGGTACATGTTTTAAAAATAATGACCTTTTTAAATTTTCATTATTTACTTTATTACCATATATGTTAAGATTTTTTAAAGTAAATTTTTTAACGTCATTTATTTCATTTATGGTTAAATCATTTTGTTCACCATCTGGTATTTTATTACCGTGTTCATTTACTTTAACGCCTATATTAATATAGGGGATTTGTTGCTGATTTATAAAGTCCATAATAAAGAAAGCCATTTTAAAAATTTTTTATATATTATATATATTATACTTAGATATTTATTTTTAAGCTCAAACGAATTTAAAAATAAATTAAATCCTTTTTTAATATTTGTTTATAAATTATTTTAAGTTAAAAAAATTCCTATACTTTTTAAAGTATACTTTTTAATAAATTATATAATCATTTTTATATAATTTAAAATATTTTTATAATTCATCCCTATGAACTCATAGGTTCAATTTTAAGGGCTTTTTCTTCTTCTCTTTTTTTACGAGCGTATTTCTTCATTTGTTCCAACCTACGTTGTTTATATTCATCATTTGAATTATATTTATTCCTTGCTCGTTCATTGATGGCGTCTTTATGACGCTCTGCATAATTTTTACGTGCTTTTATAAAAGCTTGATAAGATTTTAAATTATTTAAAGATTCTGCGATTTCCATTTTTT